TTGATATTGAAAATACTGCATCTTTGGTTGTAGATAAGTTTTTTGATAGTTATTTGCTTAAAGAAAAAAGAAAACCAAATAAAAATGTTTCTTTGTTCAGTAGAGAGTCTCTCAATAGATGGTTAGAAAAGCAGGAACAGGTAACAATAGGCCAGCTCGCAGATTTTGATTTTGTGGATTTGCCAGCAGTTGATCAATACAGACACATGATTAAAGCACAACCCAAGCAAAAGTTGGACACTTCAATCCAAACGGAGTACCCGGCTTTGCAGACGATTGTGTACCATTCAAAAAAGATCAATGCAATATTCGGCCCGTTGTTTAGCGAGCTTACTAGGCAATTACTGGACAGTGTTGATTCGAGCAGATTTTTGTTTTTCACAAGAAAGACACCAGCGCAGATTGAGGATTTCTTCGGAGATCTCGACAGTCATGTGCCGATGGATGTCTTGGAGCTGGATATATCAAAATACGACAAATCTCAGAATGAATTCCACTGTGCAGTAGAATACGAGATCTGGCGAAGATTGGGTTTTGAAGACTTCTTGGGAGAAGTTTGGAAACAAGGGCATAGAAAGACCACCCTCAAGGATTATACCGCAGGTATAAAAACTTGCATCTGGTATCAAAGAAAGAGCGGGGACGTCACGACGTTCATTGGAAACACTGTGATCATTGCTGCATGTTTGGCCTCGATGCTTCCGATGGAGAAAATAATCAAAGGAGCCTTTTGTGGTGACGATAGTCTGCTGTACTTTCCAAAGGGTTGTGAGTTTCCGGATGTGCAACACTCCGCGAATCTTATGTGGAATTTTGAAGCAAAACTGTTTAAAAAACAGTATGGATACTTTTGCGGAAGATATGTAATACATCACGACAGAGGATGCATTGTGTATTACGATCCCCTAAAGTTGATCTCGAAACTTGGTGCTAAACACATCAAGGATTGGGAACACTTGGAGGAGTTCAGAAGGTCTCTTTGTGATGTTGCTGTTTCGTTGAACAATTGTGCGTATTACATGCAATTGGACGACGCTGTTGGGGAGGTTCATAAAACCGCCCCCCCTGGTTCGTTTGTTTATAAAAGTTTAGTTAAATATCTGTCAGATAAGGTTTTGTTTAGAAGTTTGTTTATCAATGGCTCTAACTGTTAGTGGTAAAGTTAGAATTAGCGAGTTTATCGACTTGTCTAAGTCGGAAAGGTTGCTGCCGTCTATGTTCACTCATGTTAAAAGCGTCTCTGTCTCAAAGGTTGACAAGGTCATGGTTAATGAAGAAGATTCTTTGTCAGAAGTCAACTTGTTGAAGGGCGTTAAACTTATAGATGGTGGTTACGTTTGTCTGGCTGGTCTAGTAGTGTCCGGCGAGTGGAATCTTCCAGACAATTGTCGTGGTGGTGTCAGCATCTGCTTGGTCGATAAAAGAATGCAAAGAGCGGATGAAGCGACACTTGGATCGTATTATACTGGAGCTGCAAAGAAAAGGTTCCAGTTTAAGATCGTTCCAAACTACGCAATTACAACTAAGGATGCGGAAAAGAACATATGGCAAGTCCTAGTTAATATTAGGAATGTCAAGATGGCTGGGGGTTTCTGTCCCCTGTCGTTAGAATTTGTGTCTGTGTGTATAGTTTATAAAAATAATATAAAATTGGGTTTGAGGGAGAAGATTACAAGAGTGGATGACGCAGGTCCCATTGAACTTACCGAAGAAGTTGTTGATGAGTTCATGGAGAGTGTGCCTATGTCAGTCAGGCTTGCTAAATTTCGAACCAAATCCTCAAAAAGAGGTCCGAAACATAATAGTAATAATACTAATGAAAGAAAAGGGCGGTCTAATTTCCGTAAGAAACAAGACCAGGAGAGTTATGGAGTTAGTGATAGTTTAGATAATTTGATTGAAGATGATACCGAGACGTCAGTCGCGGGATCTGATTCGTATTAAATATGTCTTACGCTATTACTTCTCCGTCACAATTCGTGTTTTTGTCATCAGCATGGGCCGACCCTGTAGAATTAATAAATATTTGTACTAATTCGTTAGGTAACCAGTTTCAAACACAACAAGCAAGGACTACTGTTCAACAGCAGTTCAGCGAGGTGTGGAAACCTTTCCCTCAAAGTACTGTCAGGTTCCCTGACAATGTATTTAAGGTGTATAGGTATAATGCGGTTATAGATCCTCTAATTACTGCATTGCTGGGAACTTTCGATACTAGAAATAGAATAATAGAGGTAGAAAATCAGCAAAGCCCGACTACAGCCGAAACATTGGATGCCACTCGCAGAGTGGACGATGCTACGGTTGCGATCAGGTCCGCTGTTAATAATTTAGTTAATGAATTGGTAAGAGGAACAGGTTTCTACAACCAGAGTACTTTCGAAAGTATGTCTGGGTTGGCCTGGACTTCTGCGCCAGCGTCCTAAGTAATAAAGGACGGAAAATAAAGGAAGTGTATCCTAAAATACACGTGGTGCGTACGATAACGTACAGTGTTTTTCCCTCCACTTAAATCGAAGGGTTTTGTCTTGGAACGCGCGGGTTAAATATACATGGTTCATGTATATCCGTAGACAAGTAATAATGCGTGGGATTCGAATTCCCCCGGAACCCCC